CGGCCTTTTCCATACTCGTCCCACGTCGATCCTTTTTTGTCGACCTCGTGGCGTGTGAAGTATGCAAGCATTCGTCTCACTGTTTCCGGAGAAAGCTCTCGACCATTAGCAAGATCACGAGCACGAGCCAAACCAACAGGAGTCATCCCTCTTTGACTTGGAGGTTTTTCTGCTCTTTTCTTGAGTGCTCTTGCCGCTGCTGTCTTTGCACCCTCGGGAGGTTTGAATGATATGTGTGAGTATTTCTTTGGGACAGCCAATGCGACGGCTTCACTCTTGGCCTCACTCTTTTGAGGATGACCTTTGGGAAGCAAGTCAAGATCAGTGTTGTATGCTTTCTTTCTCTCACCTGTTCCAACAAGCTTGAGAAAAGCTTTGACACGAGCCAAGGCCCATTGATCACGACTGCTCACATTGGGACGATGAGAGACAGAGAAAGCACCGGCCCCACGTCGATAAACAGCTTTTAACATACCAAGATCCACCCTCTTGGATGGAGACTTGTATTTGTCATTATGTTTGTTTCTAAGATTGACGAGAGCTTTCTCAGTCTTATCACTGATCTTGATTGATCCACGAGAACCACTTGCAGATCCTTGAGGATTCTTCTTTGATCCTTTGATTCGATCTTTGGGAGGTGCTGGTGTCTGAGCTTGTGTTCTCTTTTTATTCATTGCGTCTTCTCGCTTTGATCAACTGTTCTGCTAATAATGCAGATCCACCACTTTGAGAAGATGATGCTGCTCTCTCGATTGCTGACCTTTGTGCATCCTCCGGAAGATCACCAGCTCCCAACCTTTCACGAATCGCTCTCTCAAGTTCGTCATCAGGAGTCAATAGTCCAAATTGGACAAGTGGTCCAAGCATGCCGAGACTGTTTGCAAGATCATCCGTGTCGAGACCAGCATGAGTCAACCGTGGAAGCTTGGAAGCCTCAACGGCTCCATAGTTGAATCTGATCAATCGTCCTATAGTTCCGCCACCTCGTCGACCTGGTCCACTGACTTGAGCTGCCACGACATCACATAAATTGATCGCGGCTCGACGGAAGACTGAGAGATGAACTTCTCCGACTGCTCTTGAACCGGTGTCACTTATTCCGAGGTTTGCGAATTGAGCGAGGAAAGCTTGACTGATTTGGTTGTCACATTCTTTGATAATATCGAGAGGGCCTTGAGCATAAAGATTCGGAGCTGCTGCATATGAATCAAACTTCACGGCACCATTTTCGACGAGATAAGATTGCTCAGCAGAAAGGAAAGCTTGAGCCTGTGCCTCAGCATCGTTGATCATTGCGTCAATGTCACCATCAGTCAAACCGAGTGCCTCAGCTTGTGAACGGTCAACGATCACCTTTGGAGTTGGGACGGCCCAACGATCCAACCCAACGCACATCAGATTTGAAACACGTTGCTTTGTTCTCCACCACCACCACACAGGACGCAACATCCCAACACCCTCAAAGTTGGATCCTGTTCTATTAAGAGTGAGGAGGAGGAGCTTGTTTGATGGGATAGGTCTTGGAGTCTTGCCAACACCAACGACGGTTTGAAGTACACCGTCGAGATGTTGACCATCACGGCTCAACCATTCATTGTGTGCAGAGGGTTCACGATCAGCATAATAATCGAGGAAGACTTTTGTGCGTCCCTCGGCATCAAGACCAACTTTGTAAATCTCCTCAGCATAGCGATATCCAATTGTCACATACTCGAATAGATATCCAAGTTGCTCCTCCCATGAGACTGACATCTGGCCGGCATATCCATCGAAGCCAAATGCCTCATTTGCGAATCGTGCCAGCTCCTCAGCTTGAGGATCGTCTTCAATACCAGCCTCAAATCTCCATGTTGCAGAGAGCAAGGTTTGTCTGAGCATATGCCAAGAACGACGAACAACAGGATCCGTTCTGAGCATCTCCTCAGCAGCACGAACCCACGAGAGACCTGTAAGGCTTGTATTCTGTTCATAGCCTGAGATGGTACCACCGGACAGTTGAGTCCCTGTGATACCCAAAGTTTTAAACCTTGGATACTTGGCTCGCAAGTGTCTTGGTGCGTCATCATCTTTATGCATAATACCCTCGGTGATGTTGATCACTTTGGGTATATTATCATTTTGATATCACTATTTGTCAAATATTATCTTTTTGATAATCTTCATCCAAGAGTGATTTGACAATCTCCATGAATAACTTGACTGACTCCTCAAACTCATGAGGAGGGAATCCTTGACTTGGTTCAATGATCATTTTGTAAGTCAGATCAACGATGACTTTTTTCTTTGCTTCATTCATTTGTATTCCCTCAATTTATCTCTCATGTATCTCGACTTGGAAAAGACTGTATTCTTATTGATGCCTGTCATCTCACTGATATCTTCAACAGTATATCCCACGGCTTGAAGTTTTAATATCTCTTTATGTTTGCATATTTTGATCAGTTGCTTGCAATATACAAAGTCAGTTGAATCATGAGACTCTGGAGGTTTGTACTTGTCTTCATAAGTCATCAAAGCTCGATTCTTGATTGCTTCTCTGCGTATGTTGTTCAAGTGGATTCTCTTCATGACAACCTTGACCCATCCATGGAAGCTCTTCTCTTTGTAATATGACTTTTTATTCATGATCCTCACATATGTATCTTGCATCAAGTCAAAAGCATCGTCGTGATCTTGTGTGAATTCAAAAGCAATTGCATACATAAAATTGTTTTTATAAAGCTCAGTCAACTCTTTGCTAATCATTTAAAACTCGACTTTTCTTGAAGAGCCAACTCTGACCTTTCGATTGGGTTTGCTCTTTGGTTGATAGTTGCGGGATGATTCTGTCCAATGATGGAAGATACAATCATATCTTAGAGCATCAAGAGGATCCTCACGTCCATCTTTCTTTGGTTGTTCTTTATTGTCCCAAGCATATGAGAGCAAAGCTTTTCTGATTGAGTTGCCTGTCGCTCTCTCTCCTTTGTCCCATACCTCACGAGTGATCAAGTACTTCCCTGAGTTGAAAGCTCGTTTCAATCTCTGCACTCCATTGAGTACATCAGTCCTCACCGGGTCCGTTGTTGACCTCATAGGCAATCCAATTCCTCCCTCGTCGGGATGCTTGCGAATCATACGAAAAGCTGAGAGGCCAGTGTGATCAGATCTTGCTTTGCCTGCTTTGTCTGCAACACCTGTATCAAGCCATACTCGTGAAGATGGTGCCATTGACATCAAGGCACGAGGCCAAGCAAATGCAAGGATCATCTGACTGAGCTGCTCGATGGTCACTTCCTTGGGGTTGAATTCATGGATGATGATTGAGGCTTCCCTTACCTCATCATATACGATGACCAATACCGACGGCTTTCTGAATCCCCAGTCAATAGCGATTCGTCCGCTCATGGATGGATCATACTTGAAGTCATCAATGACATGTTTCTCCGGATTGAATTCTGAATACACCAAACCACTTGGAGGCTTTGGTTTATTCATGACCATGGCCTCACGTTCATCAGGAGGGAGGAGCTTTGTTGCTTCAAACCACTCATCACTCAAGTTGTCTTGATTGACATATGATGAATAAAACAAAGGTTGATACTCTGCTGACTCTGCCATCTTGCACCACCAAGCATCAATGACAGGAAGCCCAACGAGGATCATGATTGGACTTGGTCCACTTCTCAAACGACCAAGAGCCTTGTGAGCAACCTCAGCAGTCAGAGTCTGACATTCGTCAATCATGCAAACACCACTCGTCACATTCAAACCCTCAAGAGGATTGTGAGTTGCTTCTCTTGTACCTGGTCGATAATACGAGCGACACCACACGGTTGATCCGTTCTCGGTATCTGTCCACAATTTGTTCGTGTGATTGTATATCCATCCAAGAGGAGCAAGCCACTTCTCCATCTCCGGCATCAGTACCGAGTTATATCTTGGTGTTGTGTCAGTCACCATCAGAGATGACATACCTGGTCTCATCTTGGAGACGAGCAACATGGAGAAGACAAGTGCTGAAGTCTTACCACTTCCCCATCCACAACGAGCCGCAATGATCTTGTCTCTTTGTCCAATTCGTTTGATGATTTCTGTTTGCAGTTCATTGGGGTTGATGTCAATCATTTCTTTGGTTTTAATCCTTTAGTGGAGAGTGCTTGCTGTACTTTGGTGTAAATGTTGTATCCGAGCAATGATCCCATGAGTTCATCCTTGGTCACTTGCGTATCAACTTTCAATTGAGGATAACGCTTAACGAATGCCATCTTATGAGCATGAGCAACCTTGATATCAAGAGTGACAACTTGTTGAATCTCATCCATGATTGTCTTGCGTCGTTTGTCACCTCCCTTGTAATAACTCACAAAGTACTCCTCCATTTGTTTGAATAAGTCATGTGATGGATCTGCCCAAATCGTTGTCCCACTGTTCGAGACCTCGGATGTCAATGGATATGAGTATCCATTGTATCCAAGGTATCGACAATCATCTTCACCAGTTGCACGTTCCCAAATAACTGAAGCCATCAAGTCTTTTTTCTTTTTCTCTTGCATGCTTGCTTTGTTCAACTTATCAAGCTTATCTTTCATCTTCTTGCTGATCTTGGGAGTCTTGGGATTCAATCCAACACTATCTCCTTGCTCTGCTTTGATTGGAAGTCGCAACTGATCTTGTCCATCCTTGTCATATGCAAGCTGCTCCTCAAGTTCACGAGTCACTTTGAGCTTGAATAAAAACTTGTACTTCTTGAAGATCTCCTCATCTGAATGCTTGAAGTTCATTTTCTTTTTCAGTGCATTGTCAATCAAGTCAGATACTTCTTGAGGCATATTATCAATGAAGAATTCTCTCACTTCTTTGAGGTCGAGGACTTTGGTCTCTTGATCCTTGCTCCCATCTTCCATCATGAGAGTGTCACGGCCCTCATTGGGGAACACTCCATAGTTTGTTTTTGGATCATACTCAGGAGGGACAACGATGATCTTGACTTGACTCATGACTTCATCTGCAATGATTCCCCATTGTCTTGACGCACGTTTGCCGGTTTCAATGTTATACAATTCATTCTTGTATTTTACTGCAATGAATCCATTGTTGTATGATGTTGCATCAAAACGATCACACATTAAATAATATTTATCTTTAGTTAATATATGACTCAAAGGTTCATCTCTCACATAAGTAATAATTTTAAATCCATCAAAATCAATTGCTTCAAGTTTTTTAAAACCAAGATATAAAGATTCATAATCAAAACCATGAGCAATAGTATAATTTCTTTTTTTATGGAAAAGAGCAGATGAAATCACACAGTCAAGATCATAAAATCTTTTGTTTACATAATAAGAATAACCATGTTGGAAAAAAGTTTTACCACGAGCATCCTTGCACCAGGTTGAATCATGTTGGTGCATGCCACAAAAATATACAATTGTTCCTTGATCCTTGATGATGTTGTATTTTCTTTTCTCAGCATTCCACCACTTGACTCCCTCGAATCCTCCCTCATCTTCATAAGTTGCTTCAAGCTCTTTCAGTGATACGACTTGCTTATAAATAAACTCATACTCTCCATCATCTTGTCTTTCATATACAGGGATGTGACGGACTCCGAATTGCTTGGCTTTCTTGTTGTAACATAACCAGATCATGTTTCCATCTTCTGAATCTTTAGTCCATGAGATGAACACGAGACCATAATGATTGAAGCTTGATGCCGTTGCTTTAATACCAATCCCAAAGTTGTCATGATGGCCACCTGAGACTTTTGATGATGAATTGTATTTGTTGATGTATTGCAAGAGTTCATCTGCATTCATACCACAACCATTATCAACGATTGACAATCTTTTCAGTCCACCTGGTAAGGAGGCATGATCATTCATTGCAAGTGGACAAGGCTCAACTCGGACACGTGTTGCACCTGCCTCGATTGCGTTTTGAATTGCTTCTCTCAAGAATTGCATTGGTGCGACCTGTCGACCAAAGCGAATCATTGTTGATGATGGTGAATCATCTTTGATTGGTGTGAATTGACTTCTTTTCATATTCATGATATTTCCTTTTTATTACATTTAACTAGGGTGAGTGTAGTACTTGATTGATGATAGCACTGATCAGTTTTCCTTTTGCTGGTCAGTGCTTTCTTTTTTGATGATGTGATTGAGCATACCGGCCACGACATCAACACCGGTTTGTTTTGTGACGTTGACATCAAGCTCTCGCTTTTGTCCCCATCTTTGAGGATAGCGTCTTTCAAGGATCCAAGCTGCCGCCCTCCAATCTCCATAACTCGTGATTTGATCAAGGAGATTCGCTTCCACGTCTGACTCGGTTGCATTGACGAACTCTTTGAACTCAGGAATCTCTTCCATCCAACGATAATATGTTCTCTTGTTGATATTGGCAGCTTGACAAGATGCTTCGATAGTACATCCTTTTCTCAAGTATGTGCAGATGACCATTGCAACATCCTCAGAATATTTGTATCTCTCCCGCGTGTGTGATGACTGCGTGACATTCGTGACATTATCTTGATGAGACATAGCCTCTCTCTTTCCAAATTCGGTCAAAAGTTTTGGATCCATTGTATCAATCTTTCGTGAATGTATCACTTGGATATTTTTTCCATGGTGAATTGCTTACATGATTTT